CACGTTAAAGGAACTAAATGCAAGACTCCTTACTTAAAAGGTAAAGATCACTGTAGAACAAGATAATATGAAAAAAGCAGATCTTAAAAATATTATTCTAGAAGCATATCAAGAAGTACTCATAGAAGGACTTTTAGATGAACTAGAAGAAGCTGAAGGAGACGAAGAACCAACCGAAGAACCGGATGCAGAAGAGGCTGGAGCACCAGAAGGAGAAGAAGTACCTGAAACAGAACCAGGAGATGAAGCAGAACTTGCCGACGCTACAGATACTATCCTTGGTAGATTTCCTACCCTTAAAGCTGCTATCATAAAATTACAGACAGAAGACTTTACAGAATTTGTAGACTCAATTGACTGGATTTCACCCCGTCCTACCGCTTTTAGAATCAATCTAAAAAATGGGCAGGATTATGAATTAAAATGGACAGGTAAAACTTTTGAAGCTAAAATACTAGGTAAAAGGTACACTCTATCTAACATTGCAGATTACCAACAAGCACTAGACAAACTAGCCATTCTTTATACAGAAGCACCTATGAAAGGAGCTGGAGAAGGAGAAGCAGCAGAAGGTATTGATTCAGCAGACACTGGAGGAGGAGATTTCCCTGGAGAAGAAGGAGGAGCAGCCGGTGGTGAAGAACCAACAGGCGGTGAAGAAGATTTCGCAGCAGGCGGTGAAGAAGGTGGAGGAGAAGATTTATCCGGGGAACCAATTGACTTCGAAGACGGAGCAGAACCAGAAGCATAACCAAATATGAATCTTATAGATAAAGTTTTATTAGAATGGTCCTATAAGACCACTAAAGGATATCCTGACATTAATAGTCAAGAAGATATAGCTTTGTTTGAATCTATGTTTGGATTCGATCTAACTGTTACAGAATTGAAAAAACTTGAATACGATATTTTAACCGATAGAGCTAAAGAAATAGCTCAAGAGCTAATTCAGGTATTGGGTATAGAACAATCTCAAATCATACCTCAATCTAAAACAGGTATAGTAATCTACACACCAGATAGAAACGTATTATTTGACAGAATACAAGACTCAGGACAATTTGGTAAAGCAACTCAAGTAAGAACCGGTAACTGGAAAAAAGACGGTATTACCATAGTTTTAAAGCCTACAGGAGAAAAGGCAGGAGAGTTTTTTGAATTAAAACCTCAACAGTTAGGTTTAACATTAGATAAAAAAATCTCTTTATCTCAACTTAAAGACGAACTTATAAGAGGAGTAAAGAATCATAAGGTTTTAACTCCTTCTCAAAAGAATACGTTAATATATGCATTGACTGATGCTGGCTCGATCTCCGATAAGGAGAGAGAAGAACTACCTAACGGATTTTTTAATGAAGTAAACAAAAACTTTGGTGAACCTCATGGTGCACTTCTTTACGGACTTGAAAACGGATACGACTCAGTTGAATTCCCAGAAGCAGGTAACTATCCATTGATTGACTATATCCTTTACAAAGGAGACGAAAGAACTCAAGTTAGTGCTAAGACTGCTAAAGGTATGGGTAACACAGTTAAATACAAAGATGTTATTAGATTAGCAGATTTAGCTGATGGAGAAGTACCTCAAAAGATTAGAAGGTTTAACGATATTATTAATAGTAATTCTGTTGTAACTGGAGCTTTTGAAGCTATTGAAGAGTTTGGAAGCTCTGAACTTAAAAAAGCAGTAGAAGACTATAAACAACAGTACCCTGAATACCCTAAATTAGGAAGGGGACCAGAAGGTAGACAATCACATGCTGATAGAATTACTATTGAAAAAGCATTTGTAAAAGATTTGAATGCTGATCCTGAATTTAATTTTAATGAATTATTTAACAACTTCGTTGAGGTAAAATATATTAAATATAGATTGAATGAAAAAACCCTAAAAGGAGAATTTAGTGAAATTGTCTCTGGAGAGTTTAATGTAAAACATCATTCAAAGAATAGTGCAGGACACGATTCAGATAAATTAGGATTAGCTGTATCAAAAGCTAAATAGTTATGGCACAAGACATAAAAAAGATTATTGCACAAGAGTATCTCAAGTGTGCAAAGGATCCAGCGTACTTTATGAGAAAGTATTGCTACATCCAGCACCCTAAAAGAGGACGTATACTCTTTAACCTTTACCCATTTCAGGAAAAGGTACTACATTTATTTAGAGACGAGCAGTTTATTATAACTCTCAAATCAAGACAGTTAGGTATATCAACTCTTGCTGCCGGATATTCTCTATGGTTAATGTTATTTCATAAAGATAAAAACGTCTTGGCATTAGCAACTACACAAGCTACAGCACGAAACCTTGTAACTAAGACTACTTTTATGTATGACGAGTTACCAAAGTGGTTAAAACTACCAGCCGTTGAAAAGAACAAATTATCTTTAAGACTTAGAAACGGATCTAAAATACAAGCTAAATCATCTAATGCAGATGCAGCCAGATCGGAAGCGGTATCTCTCTTATTAATAGATGAGGCGGCCTTTATTGACAATATTGAAGAAACATTTGCAGCAGCACAACAAACACTAGCTACCGGGGGTCAATGTATGGCCTTATCCACACCTAACGGTATTGGTAACTGGTTTCACCAAACATGGGAAAAAGCTGAAACAGGAGAGAATTCATTCTGTCCGGTAAGACTCCCCTGGACTGTTCACCCTGAAAGAAATCAGGAATGGAGAGATATGCAGGATAGAGATCTTGGTCCTAGAATGGCAGGACAGGAATGTGACTGTGATTTCTTAGCCTCAGGGGATACTGTATTTGAACCTACCGACCTTATCTTCTATGAAGAAACTTATCAGAAAGATCCTGTAGAAAGAAGAGGAGTCGATAGTAATTTATGGATATGGGAACCTGCTGACTATACAAAAGACTATATGGTAGTAGCCGATGTCGCTAGAGGTGACTCTGCCGATTACTCTGCATTCCATGTATTTGAAATAGAATCATGTACCCAAGTAGCTGAATATAGAGGTAAGATATCTCCAAAAGACTTTGGAAATGTACTTGTAGGAATAGCATCAGAATATAACGAAGCCTTACTTGTTTGTGAAAATGCAAACATTGGATGGGCTACAATAGAACAGATACTTGAAAGAGAATATAGAAATATGTACTATAGTTCTACATCCAATATGGAGACAGTAGAATCATATATGAACAAATACGAAAGAGATAAACTCGTTCCTGGGTTTACAATGTCAGCTAGAACTAGACCATTAGTTATAGCTAAGATAATTGAATATGTAAGGGAGAGATCAGTTACCATACAGTCTAAGAGGTTAATGGCCGAGATGAGAGTATTTGTATGGAAGAATGGTAAACCTCAAGCACAGACTAACTATAACGATGATTTACTTATGGCCTGTGCAACTGCATTATATGTTAGAGATACAGCATTGAGATTAAGACAGCAAGGTATGGATTTAGCAAGAGCACAGTTATCTTCTTTCGGTAACTTGAACTCTCAGAACAAAGCTGTTATGAGTTCAGTTGGTTCTTACCAAGATAACCCTTATATTGTTAAGACCAACCATGGTGACGAAGATGTCTCATGGTTATTTAAATAATACTATTTATATATAAAGTAAATTTACAATGGCGGATAAATCCTTATTTGGTAGACTTAAAACACTCTTTGCTTCTGACATTATTGTTAGAAACGTAGGAGGTGATGAGTTAAAAATTGCCGACGTTAATCAGATTCAATCTACGGGTAGATATCAGACTAACTCGTTAGTAGATAGATTTAGTAGACTCTACATCTATAATAACAAAAATGTATTTAATCCTAACCTGAACTATCAGACATTAAGGATTCAACTATACTCAGATTACGAGGCAATGGATACTGATCCAATTATTGCTTCTGCATTAGATATTGTAGCTGATGAAGCTACAGTTAAAAACGATAACAACGAAATATTATCGATTAAATCATCTGATGAAAATATACAAAAAGTCCTTTATAACTTATTTTACGATGTACTTAACATCGAATTTAATTTATGGTCATGGACTAGAAACATGTGTAAATACGGAGACTTTTTCTTAAAGCTTGAAATAGCAGAGAAGTTTGGAGTTTACAATGTTCTACCTTACACAGTCTATCATATGGTTAGACGAGAAGGAGAAGACCCTACTCAACCAGGTAAAGTAATATTTCAGCTAGACCCAGACGGATTAGCTTCTTCACAAAATCCTAACTACCTTCCTAAAAGAGAACAATCTAAAGTAGTTGAATTTGACAACTACGAAGTAGCACACTTTAGATTAATATCAGATACACATTATCTACCTTATGGCCGTTCTTATTTAGAACCAGCTAGAAAGATCTTCAAACAAGTTACTTTAATGGAGGATGCAATGTTGATTCATAGAATCATGAGAGCTCCAGAAAAGAGAACTTTCTTTGTTAACGTTGGATCTATTCCCCCTAACGAAGTAGAGCAGTTTATGCAAAAGACTGTTAATACAATGAAAAAGACTCCTTATGTAGGAGAAGATGGTCAATACAACTTGCGTTTCAATATGCAGAACATGATGGAAGATTTCTATATCCCGGTTAGGGGAGGAGATACTTCTACTCGTATTGAAACTACCCCTGGTCTACAATATGACGGAGTAACAGATGTACAGTACCTACAAGCTAAAATGTTTGCTGCATTAAAGATTCCAAAAGCTTACTTCGGATTTGAAGGAGAGTTATCTGGAAAAGCAACCCTTGCTGCAGAAGATATTAGATTTGCACGTACAGTAGAGAGAATACAAAAAATATTAGAATCAGAGTTAACTAAAATAGCATTAGTACACTTATATACTCAAGGATTCACAGGAGAGAGTTTAACTAACTTTGAAATTAAGTTATCTACTCCATCTATTATATTTGAACAAGAGAAGATTGCTCTACTAAAAGAGAAGATTGATCTTGCTAACCAAATGAAAGATACTAAATTGTTCTCATCAGATTATATCTACGAGAACTTATTCGATATGTCAGAAGATACCTACATGGAGATGAGAGATTTAGTTAGAGAAGATTCTAAACGTTTATTTAGAATAGCTCAAATTGAAAATGAAGGTAATGATCCTGCTAAATCAGGAACAACTTA